TACCAAGGATAAGACCGCTGCAGAAAAGTTACAGGGTTATTGGATTTTAGAAATTGGAGAGCTAGCTGGACTGAAAAAAGCTGAAGTGGAAACCCTAAGGAGTTTTCTATCTCGCCAGAATGATATTTATAGAGCTAGTTTTGGCAGAAGGGCTACTCCCCACTTAAGGCAATGTATATTTTTTGGTACAACTAATGCTGAAAAAGGCTATTTACGTGACACTACAGGAAACCGTCGTTTCTGGCCGGTAAAGACTCCGGGGAATGGAACCAAAAAGTCATGGCAGCTAAAGCAGGATGAAATTCTTCAGATATGGGCTGAAGCTCTTACCTTCGTTAAGGCTGGAGAGAAATTGTACCTTGATGCCAGTCTTGAGAAACTTGCAAAAGAAGAACAGCGAGAAGCTATGGAATCAGATGAGCGTGAGGGTTTGGTACGGGAGTATCTTGATCTGCTTTTACCTGAAGATTGGGACACCATGGATTTATATGAACGACGAGCCTATATCAATGGAAGTGAGTTTGGTGAAAGCAATAGGGTTGGTGTTTGGAAACGAAAATCTGTTTCTAATATGGAAATTTGGTGTGAATGCTTTGGAAAGGATCGAGCCAACCTTCGAAGAGTAGATGGTAATGAAATATCAGCTATTATGGCGAGTATTGGAGGCTGGACAGGTCTCGTTAAAAAAGAACGTATCCCGCTTTATGGACCACAGTGGGTTTATGTTCCAAAAGAGTAATTCAGTTTGGAACACATGGAACAATTTTTTCTTTGGAACAGATTTCAGCTGTTCCGGTGGAACAAAAACGGTCTTTTGGTACATCTCATCGGAACAGGCGGCAGCCCCTTGTAAAGTAGGCTACTTTATAACCTCTGTTCCATTGTTCCAATAATTATTATTAAAAATAATCCTAAAGACAAAAAGAAGAAATTACCTACAAACGCGTATATACGCGCGTATAGAGACTTTTTGGATTTAGGGAACATGGAGGATTTATGAGAGAGAAATTGATTGAACAGCAACTAATAAAATCAGTAAAAGATATAGGCGGCATTGCACTTAAGATAGTATCACCAGGTTTTGATGGAATGCCAGACAGATTGATTCTATTACCTAATAGAAAAGTTGCTTTTGTAGAGGTAAAAGCACCAGGTAAAACCTTAAGGCCTCTACAGGAAAAGCGAAAAAGACAGTTAGAAGCACTTGGTTTTTTGGTGTTCTGCCTGGATCATATAGAACAGATTGGAGGGATACTTCGTGAAATACAAGCCTCATGAATATCAGGTTTATGCCACTGAGTATATCCTCAATCATCCCATAGCAGCAGTGCTCTTAGATATGGGATTAGGTAAGAGTGTCATAACCTTAACTGCTATCTTTGAGTTAACACTGGATAGTTTTCTCGTTCGTAAGGTTCTGGTTATTGCACCACTTCGAGTAGCGAGAGATACATGGCCTGCAGAGATTGAAAAGTGGGATCACCTAAAGGGGCTTAAATACACCGTAGCAGTTGGTTCGGAGGTTCAGAGAAAAACAGCCCTTATGAAAAGAGCTCAAGTCTACATTATCAATCGAGAAAATGTGGAATGGCTAATTTCAAGAAGTGGAATTCCCTTTGATTTTGATATGGTGGTAATTGATGAGCTGTCCTCTTTTAAATCTCATCAAGCCAAGAGATTTAAAAGTTTAATGAAAGTTAGGCCAAAGGTTAATAGGATAGTGGGACTTACTGGAACCCCATCCTCCAATGGATTGATGGATTTGTGGGCACAGTATCGCTTATTAGATATGGGACAGCGATTAGGTAGGTTTATTGGCAGATATCGAGAGGATTATTTTGTACCAGATAAGCGTAATCAACAAGTGATCTTTTCCTACAAGCCAAAACCGGGAGCGGAAGAAGCAATTTATAAGCTTATATCTGATATAACTATTAGCATGAAAGGGACAGATTACCTGAAGTTGCCGGACTTAGTTATAAACGAAGTGCCTGTAAAGCTTTCTGAAAAAGAAATGAAAACCCTCGATACAATGAAGCGGGATTTAATTACAACGGTTAAAGGCGAGGAAATTACTGCAGCAAATGCAGCAGCTCTTTCGGGAAAACTCCTGCAGATGGCAAATGGAGCAGTTTATGATGATAATGGCGCAGTCCTCCATATACATGACCGAAAACTGGATGCACTGGAAGACTTAATCGAAGCTGCTAATGGCAAGCCAGTTCTAATTGCTTATTGGTTTAAGCATGATTTGTCACGAATACAAAAGCGTTTTGAGGTTGAGGTGTTATCCACTAGCGATTCTATTAAGAGGTGGAATGATGGAGAAATCCCCATTGCAGTCATCCATCCAGCATCAGCAGGACATGGACTGAACTTGCAAGCTGGAGGTTCAACTCTTGTATGGTTTGGTCTAACTTGGAGCCTAGAGCTTTATCAGCAAACCAACGCCCGTCTTTGGCGGCAAGGACAAAAAGAAACGGTAGTGATTCATCACTTGATTTCCAAAGGCACCATTGATGAACGTGTAATGAAAGCCCTAAATGATAAAAACAATACTCAATCCGCACTGATAGATGCGGTTAAAGCTACACTAAAGGAGGTCTGATAAAATGAACATTGTCTGGCAATATTTAGATAAAAGAGCAGCGGCAATTAACGCCCTAAAAGATTACAGCAGTATGAAGTACATCATAGAACATACCGATGAGGACATTGCAACCCTCAACGAAGAAATGAGTTCCCCAGCTTCCCCAGTTATCAATGGCATGCCATCGACCCATGATCCAAAAGCTGGAGAGAAAAGGCTCATTGCCTGCATCAATGAAATTGATGTATTGAAAGAACGTTATCGTCAAGCACTGGAATACATGGACTGGTTTCAACCGGCATGGGATGCTTTAACAGAAGATGAGCAGTATGTGTTAAAGGAGTTTTATTTGGATGATGAACAAAAGCAGATTGATGCAGTGTATAACATTTGTGATCACTTTAATATTGAACGTTCTTCTGCATACAACAAAAAGAATCGAGCGCTTCAGCATCTAGCACTACTACTCTATGGAAAGTAATGAGTAATATCATGGACGATTTTATTAGAAATCCATAATACAATGGTATTGTGAAAAATTGTAGAGAGCCTTCGTGGAAATACCGCGGGGGCTTTTTCTATACCCAAATGGAGGTGCGAAATGCCAAGGAAACCTAAACGACCATGCTCTTCTCCTGGTTGTCCTGAGCTGACAGATGAACGCTTTTGTCCGGAGCATGCCAAAAAGGAAGCTTCTCGTTATGAAAAATATCAGAGAGATCCTGAAACGAGGAAGCGTTACGGTCGTGCGTGGAAAAGAATACGTGACCGTTACATTACAGCTCATCCCCTATGTGAAGAGTGCAAAAGACAAGGAAAGCTGACACCAGCAGCTGAAGTGCATCATATCCTTCCCTTGGCACGAGGTGGGACACACGATGAAAGCAACTTAATGGCTCTTTGTACTCCTTGCCACTCTGCCATCACAGCAAGAGATGGAGACCGTTGGCCATCCCGGTAGGGGGGAGTCAAATCTCTACAGCTTTTTAAGCGGACAACGGGCGTGGGGCTTCGTGCAAAAAGTCGCAGTTTCAAACGGGGTAATAACCCCTAATAAGAAAAGAGGTGAGTTAATGGCCAAAGATGGTACAAATCGAGGTGGTGCTCGTATTGGAACTGGTCAGAAAAAGAAAGCACTTATAGATAAAATTGCACAGGGTAATCCAGGTAAGAGAAAGCTAGAAATTATTGACTTCCAAAATACCGCTGATTTAAAGGGGCAGGAAATGCCAAAGCCAAGGGCCATGCTCTCAGCGGTGCAAAAGGACGGGAAAACCCTAGTAGCCAGCGAGATTTATGAAATTACTTGGAAATGGCTTGAGGAGCGAGGCTGTGCCCATTTGGTGCTCCCACAGCTTCTAGAACGATATGCCATGAGTGCGGCCAGATGGATACAGTGTGAGGAGGCGGTAACTGAGTTTGGTTTTCTTGCCAAGCATCCAACTACCGGCAATGCTATTCAAAGTCCTTATGTAGCTATGAGTCAGAACTTTATGAGTCAGACAAACAGATTGTGGATGGAGATTTATCAAATCGTTAAAGAGAATTGTGCTACAGAGTATTCTGGTTTAAACCCACAGGACGATGTGATGGAGCGACTGCTATCTGCCCGCAGAGGAAAATAAAGATGAGGAGATATGTAATGAGTAAAAGATATTTAACAGCTGAAAGTGTATGTGCAGGACATCCTGATAAACTGTGCGATATTATTGCTGACAATATTTTGGATGAATGCCTTAGAAAAGATAAAGCATCACGCGTAGCGTGTGAGGTTATGGCTACTAAAGGAAAAATTATCGTGGCGGGCGAGATCTCCTGCAGCGAGAAAATTGATATCAGAAATATTGTCAGGAATGTATTAAAACAAGTGGGTTATAATCCTTTGAAATTTTTGATTTATGTATATGTACACAATCAAAGTCCTGATATTGCAGCTGGTGTAAATACTGCACTGGAAGCACGAAATGGTGTAAACGAACAATATGGTTCTGTCGGTGCCGGAGATCAAGGGACCATGTATGGGTATGCCACAATAGAAACTAGAGAAATGCTTCCCTTACCTCTTGTACTATCCCATCGAATCGTAAAGAGACTGGATGAGGCTCGAAAAGGTAAGCTCATTAAAGGTATTCTCCCCGACGGAAAAGCTCAGGTGACGATTGAATATGATGATGATACTCCAGTAAGAGTAAAGACCATTGTGGTGTCGGTGCAGCATGAAAAGAATAAGACCCAGGAAGAGCTCAAGCAGGATATTCTAAACAATGTATTGTGGCAGTGTTTTGAGGACTTTCCTTTTGATGATGAAACAGAAATTCTTATCAATCCGTCTGGTCAGTTTATTTTAGGAGGACTCGCTGCAGATACTGGACTAACCGGTAGAAAAATCATGGTAGATACTTATGGCGGTCTTGCATCCCATGGGGGTGGTGCTCTTTGTGGGAAAGATCCCACAAAAGTTGACCGAAGCGGTGCTTATATGGCTCGGTATATTGCGAAACATATCGTTTGGTGTGGGTATGCCAAGAAATGTGAAGTGAGTATTTCCTATGCCATTGGTAAGGCAAATCCTGTA